CTTCGGGCATAATTCCTGATTTTAAGAATGTTGCTACTCTGAAAGAAACTGATAAGTATGATTCTACACTTAAAAGTGACACCGCAGGTATTTTTCTAGATGATCTTGGAAATAATAAGAAGGAATGGTTAGAAAAGTCCCCTACAGAACGCATTGTTGATATTAATAACAACATGATCACCTATGCTAATAAAGCGGATCTACACGAAAAAGGGAAAATTGAAATTAGGCCTCGTGTATTTATAATTACGGCCAATGTCCCTCTTGCCACTTTAGCCAATATTGGATCCGTTAAACCTTTTTCCATTGTCCGCCGCGCCGATTTTCATTTGGAAGTTGCAGTCAAACCCGATTATGCTCTTCCTGATGGTAGATTAGATACTGATAAGGCGAAAGCGGATTTCCCAGGCGATGATTTATGTAACGATCTGTGGGACATTCATGTTTATACACCGATGGAAAAAACAAAAGGAGGAGATAGTGCACATTTGCGCCATATCGATGGAGTCAATGAATGTAAAACTCGCTCTATTCATGATGTCCTTCGCATGCTTACTACAGCTTGCAAAGCACACTTTGAAAAACAACGTGATTTAGTTAGGAAAGGTCAAAATCTTGTGCAATCACGCAAATATTGTCCCACCTGCTACTTGGCTGCTATGTATTGTGAATGTATCAAAGTTGAGGAAACTGTTGAGGACGACAACGATGATGTCGATCCCTCCATGCCTCCGTTGGAAGTCGCTAAGTACGATGATGATAGTGACGATGAGGATGATGATGATGACGTTGATCCCACCATGCCTCTATTGGAAGTCGCTAAGTACGATAGTGATAGTGACGATGACAGCGATGATGAAGATGATAGTCAGAAATGTGGCTGGCGTGTAGCGTTGGCTAAGAAGAAAGCGTCTCACGCTCACTGTCCGGAATGCTACCTCCCTTCTGCTGCTGGCTGTGATTGTTCGCAGACCGGGGAAAATGAAGATAATAATAGTAACAATTCCGATGACACTGCTGACGATGTGGATTATCTAAAAGCACTTGAATTGATTAGAGACAATATTCCTGCCACTCCCCCAAATCTTAAATTAGTTCAATTTCTCTTCTCAAATTGGGAGGAGGAGGATGAAAAACAAGCATCATTTGAAGAAACTTTTGATTTTCTTAGAACACAATTTGATTCTATGGGGGCTGGATTATCCAATTTTTTAGGAAAAGTTCCCACGTGGTGTTTTACAAACAGATTAATTTCCACTATTTACATGCTTATTAATGTTAGGCATTTCCTTCTATATGAAAAGCGCGTTCGCAAGGTAGTTGGATTATCATTCACCATGATGTTTGCAGCGTGTTATTTTTTAAATTGTATCCATTCATTTGTGTGTGGTGGAGTTTTATTAAGCTCGCACGCCCTCATGTATGGAGGATTGTTGGCTAAATGGAGGAATGATCGTATGAATGATCTTTTAGCTCGTAGAGATGCGACTATGGAAATCTTTAGGTCAATTCGCGAAAGTAAGACTAAAATGTTTATTGGTATGTGTGCCATCGCTGGTGTTATTTACAAGTTTACTAGTGTTCTTAGGACAGCCGTTGCATTACAACAAT